TTGTCGTTGCCATGTGTTATTCCCTTGAGCCTGAATTGTCCATGTGTTGTCATTAGCAGACACAGGTGTCCATGTGTTTGAGTCGCTAGAAACTACTGTCCATGTATTTGAATCTGTAGAAACAGGTGTCCAAGTATTGTCATCCTCTGGTACTGGTGTCCAATTCTCACCAAGGATTACACCTTTTGCTGTGATCGTAGTTGTACCAGTTACAGACGCTACTCCTGCATATATCGCAGAAGCATTAGCGGTAAAGTTTGCCGTTACGTCAACACTAGCGTGAGCATCAGCAACGATTCCACCATTAGCAGTAAATGTTGCACTACCAGTAATAACCGCTACAGCATCACGAACCCTAATTGCATCAGCAGTAACAGTCGCATCAGCCGTGATAGAAGCTACGCCATTGGCAACGATTCCACCCAAAGCAGTTACATCAGCAGTACCAGTTATAGAGGCGTCTGCAAACTGAACACGAGTTCCAATTGCTGTTACATCAGCGTTACCTGTAATACTTCCAGAGGCAAACTGAACCCTGATCGCATCCGCTGTAACTGTTGCATTAGCGTCAATAGCACCAGAGCCAAACTGAACCCTCGTAGCATCACAAGACGCACTAGCTGAACCTGTAATGCTTGCACTAGCGTATTGAATCCTGACAGCATCAGCCGTGACTGTTGCCGTTCCATTTACTGCTGCTACACCATTCTGAACCCTTACCGCATCAGCCGTAACAGTCGCAGAAGCACTCACAGACCCATAGGCATCCCATAGGGTAACTGAAGTGGTGTAGAGTGAACTATCGAGTGTGAGTGTTAAGTCATCAATGCTAGACTTTAAATTGTCTAGCGAGTCAATTGTCCACGGAGGCAGTAAATCAGCCATCTCACGCTAAAGTAACGCTCAATGAACCAGAGGCAATGCGGAACACGTCACCAGTTGCAATAGTCTTAGATGCGTCTAGTGCTGTGTGATAAAGCAAGTTACCTGTAGTCAAAGCATCACGAATACCAATGTGGGTAACAGTACCCCATGAGCCACCAGCTTGAGGAAACTCAACAGCAGCAGAGTTGGTAGTCGCACCATTGCTAGGCGCACCAAACGTCACAGACTGACGAGCATAGCTAGTGCCAGATACCTCAGTACCTGTGTCAGCATCTGTTGGGTCAGAAGTGTACAAAGCCACATACACAGTTGTTGGTGCTGTGTAGCTAGTTGCTCTCAAAGTTACGTTGATAAGAGCATTTTCCAAATAGTTAGACATTTCAGCCATAGTTTCACCTTGCAGTAAGTTTCATTGCTAATGGGACACCAGAGTACTGACCTTCTTCGTCAGACTTGGTAAGAGTGGTAATCGCACGATCATACATAGTGCCCCATGTATTGATTCGACCATCGTTCATCAAATAAGGTTCTGCCTCAAGCAAAGCAGCGTAAAGCAACGCATCAGGCGCAACATTCAAAAACACATTAGATGCGTTTGAACTAGACAGATATGGAGGTGCTGCGTAGTACAGCAATCTCAATGTGTAGATGCCATCAGGAGGAGGCGACAGTAAGAACTCGTTAGCCAAGATTGTGTAAGACTTAGGAACACCAACTTCTGATGCTCTTGGGTCATTAGACAAAGCAGATGGACTAGAGTAACTCAATGGCTGAATTGGGTTTGTCAATGCGACAAAATCACGAATCTCAATAAAGTCAGCAGGTAACTCAACAGTAGAGTCACCAGATACTGTAGGCGTTGTTACAGATTTGAGCATCTGACGAATACGCAGTTCTCTACGCAGACGATTCTCAGCAAATGTAATGAAGTCTGGAATCTGGTTAGTCAGATCAGACCTAGCCAGATAACCTGCAATCGAGGTCTGTAAATCAGAGTATGTTGCGAAACTCATACTACTCCTGTCCGAGTTCTAAAAACTCTGTTATCACGCTCATTTAACCATGCCCTGAAACGCTTCTCGTCTAGCACAGCAAAGCCACGCATGATGCCTTGTTTGTTAAGATCATCAATAACTGTCATTGGAATAGAAGCTATTTTATTTCCAAACAAGTTATCAGACCATCGAGCCTTTTCATCATAAGAGTTGTACTCTTTTTTGTTCTGCTCAACAATGTCAGTTATGTCCTGACGAGTCTGAATAACGATACCACCTTCACCATCAGAGTGAACAGCAGTTTGACGAAAATTGACAGGGTTTTGCATAGCCTAATTCTATCAGTTTTGGTAGAAAAGAAAATGCCCCAGAGGATTAGTCTGAGGCATTTTTCGGAGTTACCTTAGATTAAGGTGTAATGTCAGCAATGATGCCGTGAGCAGCTTCGTTCTTAACTTCCAATGTGAACTCGCACAACAATTGTGTAGACTCATTGTCACCAGTTACAGCCAACTCGTTGGTCTGGAATGGGCGCAAGTAAGCGATAGCAGCCATGTCGGGGTCAAGCACATATGCAACTTCGTCACAAGTGTTGGTAGAAGTCATAAAGCGGTTAGGCACAACAGAAACTGTACCGAAATCGCTCAAATAAACGTCAGCCGCACCAATGATGGTAGTAGGAGCATTTGATGGGGCCATGAAACGCTGTGCAGCGATACCAGCAAAGCCAGAAACCAATTGCTTGTGTGCAGGGTTGACCATCAACACTTTAGGATTGCCACCAGAAGCATAAACTTCACGAATAACAGTCTTCAAGATTGCTTCGTCAAAAGTGCGGTTTGTGCCATTGGTACGAGCAGTAGTTCCCAAAGAACCAGCCACACCATTAGTACCACCATCATAGTTAGAAGACAACCATGCTTGCAGACCACCCAATTTACGAGCAGTAGAGCTATTGCCGTTAGCAGCAACTTGGTTGCTCAACAAAGAGGTTTCCATGTCACGCTTGATTTCGCTAGAAGCCTTGGCAAGTTGATAAGCCTTTTCAGACTTACGACCAGCTTTGTCAACGCTCTGCAAAGTGCCAGAAATCTTGATAGTCTTCTGTGCGATCTGAGTGCGGTTGCCAACACGGGTAGTTGGAGACATGGTAGCGTCAGATGCTGTTGCACCCTCGACTGTGAAGTTGTCCAAAGTAGCAGCAGCCAAGCTGTCGGTCTGCCACTCGTGCAGAACAGCAGTAGCCTTTGTCTTGCCAATGGAAGACATGAAAGGGGTGTCTGTAGGGCTGATGTTATAGATAACGTCAGAGAGGTCTTCACGCATACCGATTGCGGTATATGTTTGATATGTAGCCATTTTAAAACTCCAAATTTAAAAGAATCGTTCAAATGCTTTTGCTGCGTCTTGGACTTTTCCAGTTTCACGCAACCTTTGCATTGCCTGTTTATCACTTGATGACTTCGTAGGCGGAGCAGAAGTTCCTGATCGCATCATCTTAGGAGCAGCTTGAAGTTTCTTATTTACCTCTGGCTTGCTCTTTTGAAGTTGCTGATACTTCATCCCGTTATACAAAGTCACCACAGCACGAGAGTCATATAGTTGACTGAGTTCTTGGTCAGACCACCCAACAGACTTCGCATAGTCACGGATTTGTTTCCGAACCGCATCACCCTGTGGCGTAGCCAACTCAGGAATCAAACTGGTTAACTTCTCAGACTCTTGACGGAGATGGTTTTGCAAAGAGGCATGATGCTCAGATTGTTGCTGTTGGGCAAGTCTTTGCTGCTCATTCCTAACTACTGCTAATTGCTTCTCTCGCTGACTCTGTTCAGCAACCGCCACGGCATAGCCAATGGGGTCTGTTTCCTTTAGAACATCTAAGTTAACACCCTGATTTTGCTGCGAAAGGAAGCTATCCAACGCTTGCAACTTCTGGGCATATGCCTGTCGCTCTTGTTTTACATACTCTAAGTGATTACGTTCAGCTTCGAGAGCTTTACGTTGTTCAGCTAGAGCCTGAGACTTTTTAGTGTAATCTGCACCTTGTTGATAACCCTTAATGAGTTCGTCAAGTTCTACCTCAACTTCCTCACCACTTGCCTTGACTTTATATCTTGGCTTGGGTTCTTCTTCTTCAGAATACTCAACTTCATCAGTCTCTTGTTGGTCTTCTAGTTGACCTTCGGATTGGCCTTGTTCGGCTTCCTCAGAATCACCCATCATCCCTTCAAACGCTGAAGCGGCTTGGTTTACATCTAGGCTTTCACTCCCTTGTGGGTTGGTGTTTTCCATTTGTCATCTCAAAAATCGCTAGAAACCTTCTAGACGGAGGTGTGGCTTTTATACCACAGAATTACAAAATCTTCCACTTCTTCTCTTTGATTAGAGTTTCCGAGGCCAAGCCTTCTAGGTGTCCTGTAATCAATTCAATTGTCTTGATGTGTCTGTAAGCATCTTCACGCTTATCAGATTCTTCACCACTTGTGTTAATTATTACACTAATCTGTTGTTTTTTCAAGTTATCTATGACTTCTATGAAAAAGTCATCACTTAACAGATTCTTAGCCCATTGAGCCTTGAGGTGTTTGTCCATATTGGCTTTGTATTCCTGCAATTACATCGTTGATTGTAAGGTTCTGTGTTGGGATTGATTCTCTTGAACTACCCAAGATTCTGGTCAACTCATTAAACGTCATGTTAGATGGGTTGGTAGAGACTGGCATTTCAATAGCTTTACCATAATTAGGGTCTAGCAATTGTTCCCATTGAGTACCACGAAGCATCTCTTTATTACCGAAGTCAATCGGTGTTAAAGGAGTGAACGCTGCTGTACCTGTAGGTTTAATTGGGCTAGTCCAATCGCTAGGTATAGGTACTATTGGGAATCCACCAGAACCAGTAGGTTTTGATGCTGCATTTATACCAGCTATTGTGGCAGCAACACCTGCGGCTCTAATAATATCTGATGCACCCAAACCAGTCTTAGCGGCTGTTGATTCTGTAGGAGGGGGAGGAGTAGTTTTTAAATTAATCTTATCTACACCAGTATCAATTTCAGCAACTCGCTTGGCAATGTTTGAACCAATGTTGGCAGCAGTATCAATACCACCTTGGCTAATCACAGAATTATTACCTGTTAAGCCACCTACATTAAGTATTCCACCCTCTGTAACCAAGCCTGTTGGGGTTTGATAAGTCAAGCCTTGACCACCACCCATGCTTGCAAGATTAGCAGGATTAACGCTTCCATTCATTGTGGCAATGGCTCTAACTGCATCAGCAACAGAGGTAACTGGTGCGCCTACATTAAATGTTAGACCTTGACCACCACCCATTTCAGCAAGGTTAGCTGCTCTACCAACCTTTAGTCCTTCTACAGCATTTGCACCAGATGCATTAGCCAAAGAATAATCAATGCCTAGATCACCAGATGAGCCTGTCAATTTGGCTATGTCATCAGTACTAAGAGGAACAGAACCCTCTGTAGGTGTAGACGAGATTTGACCAGTAGTAGGGTTTAGGTAGCCAGACAAAGCACCACCAGCACCACCAAGCAAAGCACCCTTGAGTACATCTTGACCTGCTAGGGCAGCAGTACCACCACCAAGCAAAGCACCACCCAATGCGCCAGCAGCCACTTGATTAGCACCTGCGCCTAGCAAAGTGTTACCAAGCAAACCACCAGCACCTGTAGCCATCAAAGCTAACTGAGCCGCTGGCATCAATGTTGTCAATAACTTATCTTTACTGGATGCGCCTTGAGTGTAGAAAATTGGCAAGCCTTGGTCATCAAACTGAACACCATAACCAGTATTGCCCTTACCCTCGTAAGTTCCACCAAAGAAGTCACCTTTTTGGCGTTCTGTGTAGGTGTTTGGAACTTCTTGACCTGTTACCTTGTTACCAAATGTTTCACCAGTAACACCAACAAGTTGACCATCTTTTACTGCTACGTTTGTAGCGTCAACAGGGCTGTAGGTAGGTTGGTTATATTCGTCTATTCCTGTAACAACACCATAAGTAGGCGTTACTTGCGCTGCTTGCTCTGGGCTTAAATCTCTGCGAACGTAATCTACGCCATCACCAGTATCTACTGCTTCCATCACATAAAGCTGAGAGCCAGAACCTTGAACAGGCTGACCATTAAGAGTCATGCCAATTTGTTGAACAGGCTCATACTTTGGAATCTTGCCAAAGTCTTTAATGTTAGTAATACCAATACTGGACAAGATGCGAGCCATGTCCTTGGTAGCAGCGTCAGCACCATAGCCACCTGTCCATTGGGAAGTGTCACTTCTAGACTGGATTTGCTTAATCAGATCATCAATAGCAGCCATGATTAACCCTTAATCTCTACGTTAGAAGTAATGCCAGCACCGACCTTCATTGCTTTCAATTGAGCCTCAACCTCAAACTCTTGCTGTTTCATAGCAAAGTAGGCTTGTTGTTTCTCACGCTCTAATTGCAACTTAGCCGCTTCTTTCTCACGAAGTAACTGCATCTCAAGGCCAGCCTTTTGTTGAGCCATCTGCATATCAATCTGCATTTGCTGTTGTTGCAATTGCATATCAGCTTGGGCTTTTTGTTGGTTAGCCTGAATCTCAGCCTGAGTCTTTTGCATCAATGCCTGTACTTCTGGAGGCATCTGTGGCTGTTGTGGAGGAGGAGGATTAGACAATTGCTGATCTTGCTCTGGTGTGATCGCTTTGTAGAACTCACCAGAATCCTTAAATCCTGCCAACTCAACCATTCGACCTAAAGTAGAACGATACTGAGCAGGGGAGACATAAGGATTAGCAGGGCCATACTGGTTAATCAATTGCTCTTGTTTAGCAAGAACCATCTGAAGCATAGCCATTTGCTCTTGTCTGTTACCAGCACCCAAACCTACATTGATCGCTACATCGTACTGATTAGCCCATGTGCGAGGGTCAAACTCTACGAACTCACCTCTCATACGCACCAAACGAGGCTTGTCTTGGTACTTGCACAAGAGATGCAAGATGCCCTTAAACAGAGACTTAACACCTGTCTCAGCAAACAAACGAGCCATCAGTTCAATCTTACCTGCGCCAGCTTGTTGCATAGAAGCAACAGCAGCAGCAGTCACGTTCTGCAAGATAGATGGGTCTAAACCCTGTGAAGCATCAGACACACCAGTACGCTTGGATTGCATGGTATCCAAGTACTGAAGCATTGGGAAAGCAGCAGTAGCTACGTTCTGCACAGCCAATTGAGATACAGCACCCTGAGACTTGGCACGAATAACACCACCTGCTGTAGATGTAAGCAAGTCGTCAAGGTTTACTTGACCTTCAACAGCAACCACTCGTGCATTGTTTGTCAGGTAAAGGTTATCAAGAATCTGTCTAGTGATCGTAGTCTTGATTAGCTGAATGTCTGTTGTTCTGTCAGCAAGGGAGTTACCAAAGAACTTGTGTGGAATTGGGATGGGGCAGATAGAGTGGAAAGGAACATAATCCACTTCCTCGACCATCTCTTTACCCTTGGCATCCTCAAGAATCTCGTTAGATGCGTAGAACACTTGAACGAGTGAGGCAATACCCTTACCATTTACATCAGTTTTGACATAGCACTCAAAGACCTCAATCTCTTGCATGGATGGGTCATCAGTCTGTACTTGGTAAGGTTGCTCACCAGCAGAGAAACGAGCCACACGCTCTGGAGTGTATGCAAGAGCATCATCCATTTGCAGACCTTCTACCTGCTTCTTGTTAAAGCCCATAGCAACCAAGTCACTACGAGTCAGCATCTGTCTGTGGGCTACGAATGGGCTATCAGCAATAGTACGAGCCTTCTTGCTAATCAAGAACTCCTCTGGAGGTACGTTCTCAATGCGAACCCGACCAACCATCTTTTTCTGTTGAACAACAACATTGTGGATTTGGTTAATCATTGGCTGACCCATCTGGTCAATCGCAGGATTACCCATTTGATCTAGGATGGGGAATTCTTCTGTGTCTTGCTCGACAATCTCCATTGTGTCGTCAGACATAAGCATTGCCAACTCATCGTTAGACAAGTTGAAGTAACGCTCTTTAGTGATGTTTTCCTCGTCAGACCAGTATGCTTTAACTATGCCATTTTTCTGAAGCAAAGCATCCTTAAACCAGTCATGCAGAATGGCTACACCTTCGTTATCACGCAAAAATACCCAACTACAATAGTCTGTGGCCTGTTTTGCGCTGGCTTCATCACGAGGGCCTTGTGGCTCAAAAACAACAATATTGTCTGAGCCTGTAAAGATGCGAACTAAAGAGGGTAGCGCACCATCAATTGCTTCGGCTACCTCACCTGTAACGATCTGAGACTTTCCCTCTACCTCATTGCCGTAAGGGGAACGTAAGTAGGCTTCTAGTGCTTGTTTGCGCTGCTCTACAGTCTCGCTCTCAATGTAGCCAATCGAGTCATCAATTTCTGCTTGAATTATCGACAACAATTCGTTCTGTGCCATGTTTGTCCTTTGGGGGGCGACCCATTTTGGGCTTTTCCAATTGTAATGCCTTTACCACATTTTCTAACATTTCAAGACGAGTTTCAAGTTCTTTTATCTTTGGGGCAAGATTAACCCCTTGGCGTTCTACATACATTACACAATCCATTTCGGTGCTTTGTTAATCGGCTTAGACCAAGTGCTATGACCTTCATCAAGTCCAAGGGCTAAGTATCTGAAACTGTCACTTCCATGACTAGACCAATCGTGTAGTGGTCTTTCATAGAATATCTTACGCTTCTCATCGTAGTCTCTGCGGTAGTTTCTCAAGCAGTTCAATCCTGTCTGTACCTTTGGCACGTTAAACCAACACCTCGGCAAGATACGTCTAACCGCCTGAATACCATCGTCTAGGCTCATTCTTGGGGCGATTTTGATCTCTAGGCCAGCTTCCTCAAGCATCTCTAGTCGGCTCTTACCTGTGCCTAACTCCCTAACCCTAACGTCATGGGGCAAGATGTGTTCAGCTTTTGAATAGTCGTTATCTTTAATCCACTTCACATAGTGGTCTAAGCCTACCCCATGATTCTCGTAGTAGTCGATCAATCTGATCTCTGTGCCTACTAACTGAGCCACCCAGATAGAAGTAGAGTCACCCATACCCAAGTCCCAAGCTGTAAAGGTTCTGCTAAGTTCCTCCCAAGGAATCTCTTGCATATGCTTCTTATCTTCTAACTCGTTCAGGATTTGCCCATAGTAAGAACCCTCTACAGCAGCGTCAAAGCTACATTCAAACTCTTGGCGGTACTTATCCTCACCCATCTCATTTCGAGCCGCCTTCAGTTCTGTGTCATCCACCACACCTGTCTCAGAGGCTTTGAACTCTAGCAAACCCCATCCATCCTCTTTCTCTGCCCTGTCTCGCAGTTCTTTGAAGTGGTTGTGTCCCTTTGGTGTACCAATAAAGAGACACCAGCCTTTTCTGTCAGCTAGTGCAGGTCTGACGATATCTGTCCATATCTTAGGGTTTTGGTCACCAATCTCATCTAGGATTACCCCATCAAAGTACTGACCACGCAAAGATTCAGGGTTGTCTGAGCCATATAACTGGACACGCCTACCCCAGAAGTCAACTCTTAATTCTGTGATGTTCTGTGAGCCACCTAGAGGCTCTGCATACTTCACAAGGTAGTCCCATGCCACCCTCTTAGCTTGTCCATATGTAGGGGCTATATAAGCGTATCTAGGGGCTTCCTTTTGGTTGAGGATAGCATCCTTGATTAGATGGTTGATAGCAGAGACAGTCTTGCCCATACGCCTGTGGGCAACAACAACACCAAAACGCTTACTGTCCATAAGTTCATGGATAGCAAGTTGTTGTTCTCTGGGTTTGTAGGTTATCTCGATTACTTCTGCCATTGGACACTTATCTGAATGTCTTTACCTTCTTCTCCAGTTACCTGAAGTGGTAAGACTTTACCGATTAGTCCCATGAAAGCCTGTGGATGGCTCTCTGCCTTGTCGATTAGATATGCAACACCACCAGCACCCTCTAGTGCTTCTAAGATCATCTCTCTTATGACAGCGTTACCTTTGTCTAGGCTACCTTTAGGTCTTCCTGCGCCATCTCGTGCGCCACCTCGATTTGAAAGGTTTGATTGTTTTTCAATCATTGTTTGACTCCTCTAGGGTTGGTCAAGGTTAAGTTAATACTTTATTCTAACAGACTTGTTATCTCTTTACGCTTTTCTTCGTCAAGCAGACTTGTAGCTGGCAATAGTGGAGTAGCCGCAAATAAGGGTTGACCCTTAGATGTGCTTTGTTTCATTTCTGGGGTTATATCCAAGTAATGTACTGGCTCACCACCTGCAACACCACGACCAGTTTTAATCCTTGTTTGACCAACTTGTGCGCCAAACTTTTTGCCATACTTGTCTAAAAAGTTAGGATAAACCTCGTCATAGTATTTTTCCATACCTTTGACATTACCTTCATCTGGATACCTCATCGCTTGTTGCTTACCAGTAGTTAAGCCAACTCGCTCATATCCATTGTCGGCAGCATACTTCAATGCTCTTTTCAATGCCAATTGATACCATGTGTCTTTAAATGGCGCATCAGGTACACCACTCTTAGCTTGTTTTGCACCCCAAGTTTTAATAGCTTCTTCTTTAGTGCTTCCAGCCGAACCTGTATGCAGTCCTGTTTCTTTATTAACAACAACAAATTTGTATTTTTCGTTGTTTGCGTATGGGTCTTCAATAATTTCTAAGTTGTTGGGCAATTTAGTTTGTTTCTTTGCATAACCTTGCTCACGACCTGCTTGATGCCAATCTGATTGAACTTCTTCAATAAAAAGCATTTTCTTACCATCAGCATCAATGCGATCATTGACTCGCATATGGGCTAAGATATTTGGCTGGTTAAAATGAGATGATCTATAAATAGGAGCATCACTAATTTGCTTCTGTAAAGCTGTATTTTCGTTATTTAATCTACTTATTTCTTTGCGAATTTCGTCTGTACCGCTAGTGCCATACATTTCTTGGCGCAACTCTTTAATTCTTGCTTCATTTGCAATTTGAGCAGCCCTTGGTTTTTCCCATTGATTTGGCAATGTCAGCAATATCTCACGATAGTTTTCACCATAAGGCAATTGGTATTCTCTGAATTTGGGCGCATTTTCACCCATACCCTCATACAATTCCCACTCTCTATTTATGTCTTCAGCTAAGTCGAAATTCTTTGTTTTCTCAGCTTCAGCAATAGCATTATTCCATTGCCTTGTAGTTTTATATGGGTACTTTGATTTATAACTGTCTATGCTGATTTCTTGAACCTCTACCCTATTGTTAGCCAAGAAGTCTTGAACCTCTTGTTTAGTAACATTAGGTTTATCTCTTAGGAAATCTTCCAATCCTGTAAATTGCAGTTCTTCCTTCTTAACGTCAGGTGCTTTCATAATGTCGTTAATGAAAGACTGACCAGTTCCCTTGTTTCTATTTAAATTTAGCGCAGCTTGCTCAGTCGCAGAATAGAAACCAATGTCTGAAACTGGTGCTTGTGGCTTTGTCTGCAATAGGTTTTCAATAGGCTCTGTTTTGACAGACAGCAATCCCTCTGGCGCAACAGCAAACAATGGCTGTGGCACTACCTTACTCATCATGGTGTTAGGTCTTTGACCCATCATCGTAGCGGCTAATTCCTCACCTACTACCTGACCTACCTTTTGCACATTTCGAACGGCTGGTATTGGGTTTAATGGGACAAATGATGCGGCTTGACCTGCGGCCTGACCAACTCTTGATGTTGGCGCAAGTGGCAATTCTTTTAAAAACTTTTCAGTCGTATAAGGAAACTGCGCTGGTGCTTCGTAATTAACTTCACCAAACATCTCTGTTGGGCTTGGTGATCTAAGTAAATTAGCAATGTCAGCAGGTGCGCCTAGCAAACCAGCTAAACGACCTCGTAAAACGTCAATAGGCAAATTAGCAGAATCAGCAGGACTACCCTGTCTGCGAGGCTTCATCTGGGGGAAAAAGCCAAATGCTGGGCCTAAGTTTTCCATTACTTCATCCTGCCCATTTTCTTAGCGGCTTCTGCCATAGCAATCGCAATCGCTTGGTCACGGCTCTTGACAACCTTGCCACCCTTACCAGAGTGTAGAGTTCCTTCTTTGTACTCACCCATGACCTTGCCAACTTTTTTCTGACCAGCTTTTGTCATTTTCATGTTGTTCACCATTTAACCTTGTTTGCCCAAAACGCTGCACTCATCTTACCCTTGGCAATATTTTCCGCATGACGAGCCTTGAACGCTTCGTTACGCTTCGTGCCATCGGCAGAACCTTTTACGCCTTGCTGACCAAAACGAATCAGCTTCACATCCTCACCAGACTTCGCTAATACAGCGTGAGACTTGGTTGGATGGTCAGGAGTCCTCTTAGGCTTGTTATAGCCAGAAAACTGCTCTGAGCCTCGCTTAATCATTTCTTTTTAGCAGTCTTAGCCGCTTGCTTAAACGCATCCGCAGTTGGCGCACCCTTCGAGCCAACTTTACGCATACGCTCTGGAGTCTTTCCAGCAGCCTTTTGAGCCTCGATACGATCACGCTTTTTGCGGATGTTCTCATAGAGGCTCATTTTTTAGGCTTCTTTGCTTTGTTCTTTGCAGTACGCTCACCACGCACAGGCATGGGTTTAGGCTT